CCTGATAAAAAATTGCCCCGGCAGCCGCTGGGGCTTTTTTGTGCTTGAATACATCTATCAACCTAATTTTTTATGGCATCCGCTCTAGAGCGTCTCAAGAAAGCAGCTAATCTGACCCCGACTAAGCGCACCGTTACCCTCAACGATGATACGGTGTTTGAGTTTTACTCAGCACCACTGACCATGGCAGAGCGTGAGCGCGCGCAGAAGATGCCAGGCGGCGATGACACCAATGGCTTTGCGCTAAACCTGCTGGTTACCAAAGCAGTAGATGACACCGGCAAGCGGTTGTTTACTGCTGGTGAAATTGCGGAGCTAAAAAACGAGGTGCTGGATTCTGACCTGCAAGGGATGATGCTTGCCATCATTACCAACCCGGAGGACACCGAAGAGCTTGATATGAAAAGCGCTAAAGGCGGAGCTAAAGCGTGACAACCTGCTGATGCTGCAAATGGGTGTAGCCAAAGAACTTGGTTACACCTTGATACGGCTTAAGTCAGAGCTGACCATGGAAGAGCTGCTGCTGTGGTCAGCGTATTTTGATGTGACCAATGAAGAGCAAGAGCGTAGAATGAAGCAAAGGCGGTAGGGCTGTGTCGGTTGTCGCTAATGTCGCCATTAATGTTGACAGCAGCGGTGCTGTCAGCAAGCTGCGTCAGGTGCAGACGCAGGCGCAGCAGACTGAAAAGGCGTTTGGTGGTGTAGCCGCAGCAGTTGGCAAGCTAGCGATTGCATTTGCTGGCATTCAAGCGGCAAGATTTGTATTTGTAAAAGCTGCTGAACTGGAAAGTCAAACCCGCAGCTTGCAGGTATTAACAGGCAGCGCCGAAAAGGCTAAACAGATTATCCAAGATCTGCAGCGACTTGGCGCGGTCACGCCATTTACCAGCACTGAGCTGATTGACTCAGCTAAACGGCTGCAAGCGTTTGGCGTTGAAGCTGACAAAGTAGTCGAAACCACCAAGCGGCTAGCAGATGTAAGTGGTGCCACTGGTGCTGAGCTATCTGGATTGGTAACGGCCTACGGGCAGGTGCAAGCCAAGGGCCGACTACAAGGCGAAGAGCTGCTGCAGTTCCAAGAACGAGGCGTTGCGCTGCAAACAGAGCTTCGCAAAATGTATGGGCTCTCCGGCGAAGAGTTTCAAAAAGCGCTAGAGAAGGGGCGCATAGGGTCTGAAGCTGTAGAAGTTGCGATACTGCGGCTTACCAGCGCAGGCGGCAAATACGCCAATGGCGCTATTGCTCAAAGCGATACGCTAAATGGTAAACTATCAACCTTGCAGGACTCATTTGAGCAGCTTGCAAGAAACATAGGCACGTTTTTTGCGCCTGTATTTAAGTTTTTAATTGACGGTATTAATGCTTTCCTTGATCGTGTTAATAATGGACTAAGGGCATCTGCACAGCTAAAAGCAAACGAACAAGCCGCAATACAAACTCGCAAAAAGTTTGGGGCGTTTCGAGCGGCTAACCCATTTGACCAAGAAGCTCAAAATTTTGAAGCTAATTTACAAAAACAATTATTTAATGCAAGTGCAAGCCCCAAGCCTGCCGCGCCGTCCGCCGCAGTCCCTATGGGCGTGCCGGCGCTTCTAGTCGGCGGTGGTGGCCGTGCCGGTGGTGCCGATGGTGCCAGCAAAGCGGCCAGCGATGCCAAGCGGGCAGCAGATGAGGCACTAAGGGAGTCACAGCGCGTTGCTGATGTAATAAGAGATCAGCGGTTTATTACGCAGCAATTAGAAGTGCAGCTTAAGTTTGCAAATGAGATATTTGAAGCGGAGCAAAAAGGAGACGCCATACGCGTACTGAACTTACAAACGCTAGAGCAACAAGTTTTAGCAGAAAATGAAATTGCAGAGGCGATGAGTAAAGAAACAAACGCCGCTGTTAAGCTTGCAATAGCAGAAGCAGGGCGAGTTAAACTGCAATCAATTACTAACAAAGGCGTACAAAATGTCATTGCATTGCAGGCGCAGCAAGAAAAAAACTTTGATGAAATCATCGCTGGCCTTGAATTTGAACTAAAACTAAAACAAGCCACCACAGAAGAAGCGCGTGAGCAGCTAAGACTTGAAAATGAACTACGCAAACTTAAAGGGCAGAACTTTACGGATGAGCAAGTTGGGCAAATTACTGGCCTGCAAACGCAAATAGCTGCGCCAGATACTGCTGCGCAAACTATTGAAAAACGCATCGGCACACTCAAAGATGAAATTGCCGACCTCACCAACATCGGCAACATCGCCATTACGGTGGCTGATGGTATTGGTGTTGCCTTCAGCCAAGCGTTCCAAGGTTTAATTAGTGGTTCGATGTCAGCGGAAGAAGCGCTTGGATCATTCTTCAAGTCAGTTGGCGACATGTTTGTCAGCATGGCCGCCGAGATCATCGCCAAGCAGATGACCATGATTATCCTGCAAACCATCTTAAAAGCGTTGGGTGCTGTCGGTGGTGGTGGTGGTGGCTTCTCCGGCAACGCCGCTGGCTTTGGCGGCTCATTCGATGCAGGTATCCCCGCAATCGGCAACACCACCAGCTTTGCTGGAGTGTTCGGCCGTGCAGGTGGCGGCCCAGCCGCAGGCGGCACACCCTATCTGGTAGGCGAGCGTGGTCCTGAGTTGTTTGTGCCGGGCAGTAACGGCGGCGTGATGTCTAACAACGACCTGCGATCTGCAATGAACGGCCAAGGCGGCGGTGCTGCTGGCTCACCTGTGCTTAACATGAGCTTTGAAAGCACCACCATCGGCGGCGTGGAATATGTCAGCCGCGATCAACTGGAGCAGGCAATGGCTGAAACTCGCCGGAATGCTACTCGTGATGGCGCTAGTAGAGGTATGACAATGACCCTAGACCGCATCCAGAACAGCAGCTCCACCCGCCGGAGGGTTGGCATCTAATGGCTGACTTCCCTGCGCTAACACCAACCGCCCGTAGTTTTCAACTGGGGCAATACCCAGTCAAGACGTATCGGGCTATGTCGGGCGCCACGTTGCGTCGCAGCTTCGGTAACCGCCCATTTGGCCACACGTTGGATTTGCAGTTCGACAACGTACCCGAGGCTACGGTCAACACGATCATCGACCACTACAACACCCAAGGCGGCGGCACACTTGGCTTTACCTTGCCGGCAACGGTGTTTGCCGGGTACAGCGCTGACTTGCGCAACCGCGCTCAGAACCCCACTGGCATCGAGTGGCTGTACGCCGAGCCGCCTAGCGTTAGCAGCGTCTTGCGCGACCGCAGCAGCGTCACGGTCAAGCTAATAGGCGAAATCCGATGACCGAAATCCGCATCGCGCAGTATTTCGACCTGACCACTGCCAACGGTGTGCGCCACCGTTACCAGAACTTCTTCGTTCAAGAGCCACGCACCTTGGCTGGCGCTCGCTTTGAGTTTGCGCCATTTCGCGCCGAAGGTAGCACCGCCAACCTCAACGGCGACAACGCTCTGGTGCGGGTGCTGTTCCCCAACGTCGAATACGCCATCCGCTTAGTGGAGGAGGGCGACGGCAACCGCCTTAGCCGCCTGACCATTACCACCCAATGGTTAAACGATACCTTGGCGCCATCACGCACCTACGAGGAGCGTTATGTCGGCATTGGCGCCAGCTATTCCGATACTACGATTGAACTGCGCTACCGCACTGCCATGGATTCCGTTGGCGCTGCATTCCCCGCGCAAACCCTCACCCGTAGCCTGGTCGGCCCCCTTCCGCTCAATGCACAACTTGTCCTGCAATGATCTGATTGGCTTGCGTTACTGCTGGGGTGCATCCCCATGGGCCAACACGGGCTTTACCGATTGCTTCCAGCTTGCGTGCGAGGTGCATCGCCGCATGGGGCTTGGCGACTACACCAGCAAGTTCGACTGGGTGTATGAGCTGTACGACGAGGCAACATTCCCTAAGGGCCTACTGGTGCGGTGGATGCTGCAGAACGGCAAGCGCCTACAAGCACCACGCATTGGGGCTGTTGCCTTGCTGCCTGCATCAGTGGGATCAGCATTAGGTACAATTGTAGAAGATGGCACACTGTTTTTATCTCCTGGCGGCACTGTAATTAGAGCGCCACTGCCTGCTGAGGTGGGACATTTCTTCTGGATGCACGAATGACCCGCAAACTGCTGCCCTACGAATACGACCTTATTGATGCGTTAGGCGTCAGCAAGGAAGACTATCTTGACTTTGTAGCGCAGCAGCATATCTACGAAGATGTAAAAGAAGGGACTGTCTTGGATGCGCGAAACGACTTCGGCATCACAGCGTTAGTTCTTACCATTGTTGGCATACTGTTCCAAGCGGCATCCATCTTGCTGATGCCCAAGCCCAAGCTGCCACAGCAGCAGGAGCAAAGTGGCACCGAGCAAACACGCGACCAAGCGTTATCACCACGACTGGGCTTTAACGGATCGCAAGATCTTGCCATCTACGGCGATACGGTGCCACTGGTCTACACCAACACCGCTCAAAACAGCAACGGTGGTGTGCGGCTATCCACGCTGCTGCTGTGGTCTGCAATCTTGAGTTTCGGCAACAACCAATTCATGCGGTTGATGATGACGCTTGGGGCGTCCAACATTGCTCGCATCGACCCCGAACGCACCGCTTTGGGGCAGTTTCCCGCCAAAGATTTGGTGCTCAGCAATGTCTGGCAGTATTACAACGCTGACGGCCCTACGCGATACAACAATCTCATCCGTGGTGACGCCAACGACCCAACAATCACTACGACGAACGACACCACAGCAAAACTAAACGGCTTGCCTAGTGCTGCTGAAGGCTTCAGCCAAGCATTTTCCCCAACTACGGCTAACACGGTTGGCGTAACCGGCTTTCTTCCAATTAATGCCGATGTGCTGATCCTCAACGAAGCCGGAAACTCGGTGCGGCGCCGTGTGGATACCTATTTCCAATCACAAAACGGCGATTACTGGCCGGATAGCGACGACCGCCCGGTGGTGCCTGTGGGTAACCGGTGGACGCTGGTAGTCAGCAACACAGCAGAAAGCCTAGCGTCTAGCGACACCCCTGGCATTGCCCGGCAAGACGCCTTACGCACTGCTGCGTCTCAAGTTGACAACGGCGCCATCTTCAAAGCAGGCTCAGCGCTATTCCGCGTGGTGTCGGCGTCCTACGGCAGCAGCGCCAATGGCATCGAAGAGGGCAACCTCACGGCGACGCTGGAG